ACCCCAAAAAAGGGTGTTGACAATGTAATTTTTGTCAAGTATGTTCAATCCAACACCTTAAAGGAAAACCCTATGCCCGCCAAGAAATCTGCTGCGCTTCAAGCCCCGGTCAAACTCACCAACGTCCATCCCGCCGACGAACTCTCCGCCGTGCGCGAGGAGATCAAAATTCTGGAAAAACGCGCCGACCAGCTGCGCGACCTCTTGCTGGACGAAGCCGCCGACCTCAAGGGCGACCAGTACACCGCCGTCATCACCGCGAGCGTGCGCGAGACGTTGGACCGCAAGGCCATCACCGAGGCGTTCGGCGAGAAGGCGATCGCGCCCTTCATCAAGGCGACGCCCTTCAAGACCGTGAAACTGGTGGAGAACGGATGATGCCCCGGCGGGACCGCACCCTGTTCGGCCGCGAGGATCCGGTCTGGAAAGTCCGGGACATCATCGTCAAGCTCGGTGGCGTCGGCCCGGTCACCGAGAAATTGATGGCCAAAGGGTTCCTGCCGCCCGGCAACGAGACGGTGCAAGGCTGGTACAACCGCAATTCCCTGCCCGGGGCGTGGAGCCCTGCGGTGTTCTCGCTGGCGCAGGACGCGGGCCTGATCGAAACCCCGATGGACGCCCTGGTCAAAGACTTTCGGCTGGAACGCAAAAAGAGAGTACGAACATGAGAAATTTCTGGGACGAGGACCCGTGCGGCGACACCCTGATCCTTTGGCTTTGCGCCCTTGGATTTATCGCGACCTGCGTCTACTCGGTGCTTTCATGATCTTCGCCGCCATCGATCCCGGCGCCGTCAACGCCGCCATCGCCGTGTTCCACGACGCGGTGCCGCTGCTGGTCGACGACATCAAGACCGTCAACGGCATGCTCGACGCTACCGCGCTGGCGCACCTGCTGCAGGACAGCAAGGTGGAGCGCCTCGCCGTCGAGAACGTCCACGCCATGCCGAAGCAGGGTGTCTCCTCGACCTTCCGGTTCGGCAAGGGCGTCGGCATCATCCACGGCGTTGCCGGGGCCTTGCGCATCCCCATCACGCTGGTGGCGCCCAACCAGTGGAAGGTGTTTCATAGCCTGCCGCACCTTACGGAGGCGAGCGCCCGCAAGGAGGCGGCGCGCGAGCTGGCGATCCGCAAATGGCCGGACCACAACCGCGCGCTCGACCGCAAGAAGGACGCCGATCGCGCCGAGGCGCTCTTGATCGGCGACTGGTACTATGTTCGCTGCGTCATTCCCCGTCAGGAGATCTTTGCATGACCACCGCGCTGGTTTTCCTGTTGCCCGTCGCGTCGTTGATCCTGGGCCTGATGATCGGGCTGGCCATCGCCGTCATCTGGTCGGGACTGAACGCGGGGGAGTGGCGATGACGGCCGTGCCGCTATTTCCGCACCAGACCGCAGGCGCCCTGCGCATCGGCGCAGGCACCCCAACCTATCTCGGCTTTGACATGGGGATCGGCAAGACCCGCACCTTCATCGAGGCGGTCCGATTACGTAAAGCCCGCCGGGTGCTGGTGCTGTGCCCGGCGTCAGCGCTGTTGGTCTGGAAGCGCGAGATCCAGCTCTGGCATCCCGGCAGCCGCTTCGTCATCGTCCGCACCGCGGCGGACTTCACCGCGCCTGCGACCTACTACATCGTTTCGCACGGCCTGATGTCGCAGAAGCCGGGCCCGGTCCCCGAGGCGCTCGCGACGGGACTTGCGTTCGACATGACCGCGATCGACGAGGCCCACGCCTACAACGCCGCCGACACCAACCGGGTCAAGGCGTTGCGCCGCGCCGCGCTGCGGCTGGGCTACATCACCCCGCTTTCCGGCACCCCGATGCGCAACCATGCGGGCGACCTCTACACCCTGCTGTCGATCTGCTGGCCGCGCGGTCTGGTCAAGCCCAACGGCGCCACGATGGCCCGGCACGACTACGAAGAGCGGTTCTGCAAGGTGACCCACAAGACCTTCGGCGGCGCCCGCATGATCCGCGTCATCGAGGGCTCCAAGAACCTCGACCAGCTCAAAGCCATGATCGCGCCGTTCATGCTCCGGGTCAGGAAGGAAGAGGTGTTCGAGGACCTGCCGTCGATTATCTGGGATCAAGTCCCGGTGCCGCTCGACGCCAGCCTGATGCCGGACGCCGAGGCGGCGCAGTTCGAACGGGCCATCAACGGCATTCTGGCCGACGCGGGCCCGACGGCGAACCCTGACGTGCTGATCGAAGCGCTGCGGGTGATGGGCGGCAGCGTGGGGATCGCCACCCTGCGCCGTATGCTCGGCATCGCCAAGCTGCGCGGCGCCACCGACTATCTGATCGACATGCTCGACAATTTGCCGCCGGACCGCAAGGTGCTGGTGTTCGCGCACCACGCCCATGTCATCGGCGCCCTGACGCGGCATCTCGGCGAATACGCCCCCGCGGTCATCACCGGCGAGACCCGGCCGAAGGACCGCGAAATCGCCGTCGACAAATTCCTCAACGAAAAACAGTGCCGGGTCTTCATCGGCAACATCCAGGCGGCAGGCACCGCGATCACGCTGGTCGGCCCCCGTTGCCGCTGCAGCGACGTGGTGTTTGTCGAGAGTTCGTGGACCCCGATGGACAACGCGCAGGCGGCCTGCCGGGTGCACCGCATCGGCCAGAAAGACGGCGTCGTGGTCCGCATGCTGTCGGCGGCAGGCACCGTCGACGACCTCGTCAACAACCTGCTGATCCGCAAGGCCCGCGAATTCACCGCCCTCTTTGACACCGAAAACACAGGAGATTAACCCGTGAAGATTACGTTTGAAGGCCCGACTATTCAGGATGTTTTCAGCCAGATGGAAGCCACGCTTCGTATCCTCGATAGTGCGCACTACGAAGAAAGTCAGCGTGTCGCCCTTGACGAAGCGGCGGCGCTTCAGGCGCGATACGACGCCTTGCGCGAAGCCGCTCCGGTGGAAAAGCCTGTGGATATTCCTGTGGATACGCCTGTGGACGCGCCGGTGGAAGCCGCGGTGGATAAACCGAAGCAGATAGATCCCCACAAGAACGTCACCGATAAGCAGAAAGCCGCCGCCAAGATGCGGGCGGCCAAGGACGCCAAGAAAGCCGCCAGATCGGCTGGCCTCGATACCGCGGCGATGATGCCCGCTCCACCGCCGCCTGCCTCCGCCGAAGGCATGGATCCGATCGAGGTGGCGAAGATCAAGGTGAAGACCATCGAGGACCTGCAGACTGCCTACGCCAACGGCTTCCAGAAGGAAGTCTTCGAGCTATTGGCGCGGTTCGGCAACGGCGCCAAGTCGTTCCGGGAAGTGCCGGTGGAGGCCTTCGTGCCGATCCGCGAGGCGATCGACAACGGAGCCTTGACATGAGCTGGAGCAACGCCGACGCCCTGCACCGCCACGCCTGTCACGCGCTGGAGGATTTCCGCGCGCTGCGCCGGATCCGGCACGACCGCGGCGATGAGCGCGAACTTTGGCACAGCCTTTCGCACCATCTGCGGCATGCGGTGCATCGCTCCAGCCACGAGGTGAGCGACGGCCGCCTGCGAGTTAAAACCGTGCGCCGTTCGCACGTGGCGGACCAGCACCGATGAGCAGCCTTGTCGAACGCCTGCGCTATCACGCATCCGACCTTGGCGCGCATGCGGTGGCGTGCCGGGAAGCCGCCGACCGTATCGAGACGCTGGAGACTAACGTTGTTTCGCTGCAGGCAACATTGCAGGGAGCTGAAGTAATCATGCGCCGGGCATTAGATTTTTACGGCGCCGAAGCAGAGGCGCTGGCACGGTATATGGTTGATGGAAACAAGGCGGATGCGATTTTAGCTAGCGTCACTGTCCTATCGCTTGATGGAGGTCGCCGCGCCCGCGCCGCGCTCGATAAGGACGCTAGCGAATGAGCGATCTGATCGAACGCTTGCGCTATCATGCTTCCGACCTTGGATCGCATGCGGTGCCATGCCGGGAAGCTGCCGATCAGATCGAGGCGCTGGACGCATTGGATAAGGAAATGACCATCAGCGTCGATGCTCTCATCAACCGCATCGAGGCGTTGGAGGCGGCGCTGCGGGAGATCGCCGAGCTATCAGGAGATTGCACAGACGTCGTATGGATAGACGTAATCGGAAAGATCGCCAGCGCCGCACTGGGCAAGGATACAGGAAAATGAAAAAGACGCTTCCTCAGCTGCTGGAAACAGCTCGCCTCCGTGATGGCGCTTACGCCTCAAGGACCGGAGATCAGCATGGCGCGTTCAAGCTCATTGCGCCATCGCGGCGGCTGGCGGTGCTCTCCAGCGGCCCCAATGAGGGTTGGGAGCATGTCAGCGTTTCAGCCCATGACCGCACCCCGACGTGGAAGGAAATGTGCTGGATCAAGGATCTGTTCTGGGACGACGATGAAGTGGTGATGCAGTTGCATCCGGCCAAGCGGGATTACGTCAACCACCATCCGTATTGCCTGCACCTCTGGCGGCCGCTCGAAGGCGTCATCCCGTTGCCGCCGTCGGAGTTTGTCGGGCCGAAGGAAACGGCATGAGCCTGCATGCCGCTTGTTCGCCGTCGTCCGCCACGATGTGGTTAAATTGTGCGGCCAGCGTCACCAAAACCAAGGACATGGTTCGTCCGTCGTCAAAATATGCCCGTGAAGGCACCGCCGCGCACAAGGTGGCCGAGCTGACCCTGAAGGGGGATATCTTCCTGCCCGACAAGGTCACCGTCGAAGGCTACGAGTATATCGTTTCGCCCGGCATGTGCCGGGCCCTCAACTCATACATCACGCATATCGAAAGCCTTCGAGCCTTACCCGATGCCGTGGTGGTGCTTGAAAAACGCCTCGTCGTCCCGCAGACCGGCGGCATGGTCTGGGGTACGCTGGACTGCGGCGTGCAGGCGACCGGCGAGTTACACGTCGTCGACCTGAAATTCGGCAAGTGGGGTGTTGTCGATCCCGATGCTCCGCAGCTCAAGCTCTACGCGCTGGCGCTGGCTGATCACGTCAAAGCGACGCGGCCAGATACTCGCGTCACGCTGACCATCTGCCAGCCGCGTGCCGGGGATACGGCGCTGCGCTCGCACGTTTCGACGCTGGGTGCGTTGAAGACGTGGCGGGCAACCTACGTCAGGCCCGCCATCCTGCGGATCAAGGCGGGTGACTTAACCGAGCACGCGGGCCCGCACTGCCGCTGGTGCGTGCGGCAAACCGAATGCAAAGCCTTTGCCCAAAAACATCAGGCGCGCGCCACGGACGTGTTCGACGATGCAGGACCGTTCGCATGAAGCGCCGCAACCCGCCGAGCGACATCCCGCGGGCCCGGTCGCTGCTGATCAGGGGCATGGAGCTGAAAGACTGGGATTACGTCTACGCGGCGCTGCTGCTGATGACCCGGGCAAAACGGCGGGTTAAACGTTAACGAAAGCCGCGGTTGACAGGGCCGCGGCTTTCGACGGACTATGTCCCTGTTACTTCGTGTCAACCCATCTCAACAGAAAGATCTCATCATGGCTGCCATCAATACCCCCTATGCCACCCTCTCCTTTCAGAACCTGTTCACCCCGCGTCCCCGCGCCGAAGGCGGTGACCCGGTGTATTCCTGCGCGCTGATCTTCGATCCGGCCGCGCAGAAGTCGCCGAAGTACAAGGCGCTGCAGGACGCCTGCATCGAAGCCGCCCGCAGTGAATGGGGCGACAACGTCAACATCAAACAGGTCAAAATGCCGTTCCGGGACGCGGGCGAAAAGTCTTATGATGGTTACCGTCCCGGCGATGTCTTCATCTCGCCGTGGTCAAAGAACAAGCCCGGCATCGTCGACACCAACCGGGAGGATATCCTGTTGTCCGAGGAAGTCTGGTCCGGGCAACTGGTGCGCGCCAACGTGGTGCCGTTCGCGTGGTCGCATACCGGCAAGCGCGGCGTCTCCTTTGGCTTGAACCATGTCCAGGTGATCCAGAGCGACGGCCGCCAGCGGCTCGACGGGCGGCCGTCGGCAGGCTCAGCATTCGACGACGGCGAAGTCAAAGGCGGCGACGGGATCTTCTGATGGCGGACGAGTTTACCAGGGAGCTGTCCGAGCTGGCCAGCACCGCCAAACGAACGAAGGCGGCGGTGCCGCCTTCGAGGTCAGCACCGATGCCGATCTACGACTTCGAGCATCTCGGCGAAACCTTGTCGGACAGTCTGGTGCAGGCGGCCGAAGATCTGTCGGCCGAAGCGCAACAGATCGCCAACCGGTTGACAGAGGATGCGCATCAGCTGGCCAACAACGCCCGGACCCTGGCCGCCGACATCCGGCTACAGGTCTCCGAGCAAAGCAAGCTGCTCGCCGACATCAACAACCGGCTCAAGGCGTCCGGCGAACAGGTGCTGGAAGCGCAGCGCAAATTCAACGGAGGCGCCTAATGGACGACAAGATCAGGCGGCGGCCGGGACGTCCGGTCAAATACGGTCCGACGACGATGCACCGGCTGCAGCGCACCCTGCATCAGCAGATCCGGCAGCAGCTGTGGCCGTGGGAAACCCTGTCGGATTACATCCGGCTGGCGCTTAAGAAAGAGTTGCAGGTACGCGACCAGATCAGGTCCTGACAAAAAACAGCCCCGCCAGAACGGCGGGGCTTTTTAGTTGTCTTACCCGCCGCACCGGTACCACAGCACGGCGCCTCCGGCAATCAACAGCCACAGCGGCAGCGACAGCAGCATGCCGGTGAGGATGCCGCGGGCGACGTTCAGGCCGTTGTCGTTGTCGTTGTCATGCTCTGGCGGGTCAGCGGACTGGGCTGCCGAACACCTGAAATCCGAGCAGGCCGATCAGCAGAAACAGGATGAACCAGCTGCCGAACGGCGCCCAGATCTGCCCGGCGGGCCGCCACGGGTTCATGCCCCAGACCCCGAACACCAGCGTGAAGACCCAGATGATCCAGAACCAGATATTGGCACCCATGGCTCAAACCTTCCTCACGGCGCGACCGCGTACCACGCCACGATCGCGATGACGCCGAGGCACGCGACGATGCCGAGGATCACGATCCACGGAATTTGATTGTCCCTGCCATCCCACCGCATTCAAACCTCGTCGCCGTAGATCACCTCGTTGTTGATCGCGATCGAAACCGCGACTTCGCCCGAGGTGACGATGTTGAGGTGCACGCTGGCCATTTCCGGTGCGGGCTTCGGCGGCTGCACCGACCCCGCCGGTTTGATCCACGCCAGCAGCTGATCGTCGCTGCCGTTAAAGCGGTTGAGGTCGACCAGGCTGCCGCTGACGCCGTTGATGGTGCCGCTCTCCGAATACTGCCACAACGTCCAGCCGGGATAGGTACCTTCCGGCCACGACGGGGTGCCACTGGTGTATTGCGCCAGCCACAGGTCGGTATTCTCGGCCAGCAGCTTGTCATAGCTGCCGTCGAGCTGCTCCTTCAGCAGATGGCCAGAATAGATCGTCACCCGCAAATCGCGCGGATCGTCCAGCAACGCTTGCACGGCTTGGTGCAGATCGTCGAGCGTGCAGCCATCTTCTTCGTAGTCGATCACCACTCGCTCGCCCACGACCGGCTGCAGCGTGTCCAAATAGAATTTCATCTGCGACGCCGGGCTGGAGCTTGGCGACAGCCAGTGATAGGTCGCCACTGCGATCCCGGCGTCGATCGCGTTCTTGCAGTTCTTGCCGCGGTTGGGGTCGACGTAGCTCGACCCTTCGGTGCATTTGTGGATCAGCGCGATGACGCCCGCGGCGCGCACCTTGCCGAAGTCGGGAAAATCCTGGTGGTGCGAGATGTCGATGCATTTGACGATTTCAGCCATGGGCCAACTCCTTCAACATCGCGGCGGGTGCCAATTTGCCAGATTACGCTGCGCCCGGACATAGGCGTTGACGCCGAGCGACGCGCCATTGACGGCACGGGCCGGTTGCTCCGCCGGGTCCTTGATCCAGATCTCGAACAGGTGGCTGATGTGCTCCTCGAAGGCGTGATCGAGGCTGTCGGACATCATCTTGTGCATATGGTCTTCCTGCTGCTGATCGGCGACGCAGTATTTCACGATCGCTGGCGGTTCGGTGGCCGTCGTGAGCGTCACCAGAAGCGCCAGCAACACGATCGTCGATGCGGCACCTCTGGCGGACATTATTTTGGCGTGGTGAATGGATCGAAAGGGGGCACGGTGTCTCCGGTTGCGCTGAGTTGATAGCCCATCGTATTACAACCTCGCATTCAGCGAAATGTAACTGCCCGCGGCATTATAGTAATAGGCAGCACCCGCGGCGGTAGCATTAAGCCCGAAATACGCGCTACGGACACCGGGGAATGGGTTGATGGTGGACGCATTGGTGTAGGTCCAGGTGCCGACGAAAGTGAGGGTTGGCGCAGCACGCATTTCTACACCGTAATGAATAACCGGTCCGACAACCGACATTGCCGACGGCGCGTAACCCGCGTTGACCATGGCGTCGAACAGGACAGTGCCGCCTAGTTTCTGCCAGTACCGCTTGCACAACAGCAGCTCGTTCACGTAGTCCGGCACCACGAATGGCGTTGCGATTGTCCCGATTTCCAGTTTGACCGTGCCGAGTGTACCGGCATTAAACTCGACCGACATCACCGTGCCAGCTGTCTGCCCGTTAATCAGCAGCGGACTGGCGGCATAGGCCCCGGAAGGTGTCAGTGAATTTACACCCGCACGCGCTTGTGCCGTGCCGGTCCAGGTAAGAATGTAGGAACCACCGACGACCCTCACATCCTCAATCGGTTGGATCAGCGACTTACCGGCTGCGATGGTGATTTGCGTACTGCTGGCCAGTTGCGTAAAAGAGTAATCACCTCCGCTCGCTCCGGCTTTCCATTGGTCGTGACCGTAGGCCCCGGCAGCCAGCACAGCCGCAGAAACATAGCCGCCCTGATTGATGCGGAAATCTCCGTTGATGACGCTGTTAGCATTGGGCGTGCCGGTATTGCTGCGCGCCTGCGCCTGCTGGTTGGCGGTCAGGCCCTGCGGCAGATCAAACCGCACCGCGCCCGCGGTGGTGGCCGCCGAGCCGAGCGCGGTGATACCGTATTCGGTGATGATGACGAGGCCCGCGCCGCCAGCACCCCCGGCCAGCGCCGGGCCGTTGCTGAATTGCGCGGCGCCCGCTCCGCCGCTCCCCGTCAATCCGGCGTTTCCGGTGGCGGACAGCAGACCCTGTGCCGCGCCGCCGAACACACTCGGCCCGCCGTTGCCGCCCTGGGCGACACCGCCGGTCCCGACGCCGGGGTTGCCCGCCGAGCCACTCAACCGCACGTCACCGACGCCGTTTGCGCCAATGCCCCCGGCGCCGCCAGAGATGACGTAGGACACCAGCGCCGATCCGATCGGGTTGCCGCCAGCACCGCCAACCGCGCTGCACAGCGACCCCACCGATGTGATGCCTCCGGCGCCGCCTGTATTGTTTCCGGCGAGACCGCCCGCGCCGCCTGCGCCGACGGTCACGGTTTGCGACACGCCGATCATCGCGGCGGTGGCGTACAGACGTGAATAGGCTCCGGCGCCACCACCACCGCCCACGGTGATGTTGGGCGAAGCCCCGGACGCCAGACACCCCGCGCCCCCGCCCCCGCCGCCCACCAGTTCGATGATGCATGTCACCATGTTGGGCGAAGGTGTGTAGGTTCCGCTGGCGGTGAACGCTAAAATCCGGATCACGCCGCCGGTGTTTGGTGTCGCCAGCGTGTACAGCCATTTTTCGCCGTCGTAGGTGTAGCCCTGGAAGGTCTGGCCGACCGTCGGCGTGTTGGGGAAATCAAACGCCATCAGGCATCCCTCCCGCGCCGGTCGATGTAACCGAGTGTCGCAATACTAAATTGACACGTCGCCGCCGACGCGTTCGAAACGATGCGATACTGCCGCGATGCGTTGAGGCGAACTCTGAGGTTGGTGGCGGTTGCTGGTACATTCGCGATCGGGGTACAGAATTGATAATTGCCAATCACGGGGTTGTTGACGATGAGGGCGGCGTTGGCCACCAACGAATGGATTGTCGCCAGCGTGATTGCCGTGTTGGACACCATGACGGCATACAGGATCGCCTCGCAGTTCGGTGGTGCTATCGCGGTCGCGAAAAATCCCGTCGTGCCAACCGCCTGAGCGTTGAGGTCCTGGATCGGCGCGTCCCACAAAAACTCGTCGCCAGTCTGGGTGAATTTAAGCCACTGGTTGACGTTGAGGCCGTTATTAAGCGAACCGATACGGCGAAACTGCGTGTAGTTGGCCGGTAACGTCGGCGCGTTGCCCATGATCGTCAGCAGCACATCGACCACGCCGGTATCAGGGCGGCGGATCAGATAGACGTCGTGATAGTTAGCCGCAATCGTTCCGGTATCGAGCGCGCCGTTGCCGCTGCCGACCACCCACGCGCCCATGGTCTTGGTGATCGCCGCGGGCAGTGTCATCATCGCAATATTGGTGCTGTCTGCGGCGACGCCGGGCTGCACCGTAAAGCTCGCCGATGCACCCGGCGTCGACAGCGTCAGCCCGGCAAGGTGACTGCGTTGTACGGGATTAACATTGCCGCCGGGCAGCGCCACCCACTGGCTGGAGTTGCCGTCATTATAGTAGAGAAAGAACAGGCCGGTGTTACTCTGCCACCACAGCATGCCTGCGGTCGGCGACGCGGGCGGCGTATCTGAAATCACGACGCCGCCGCCTCCGGGCCCCAGCGGGTGAACGTGGTCCTCGCGCGCGAACTTGACCGATGTACCCACCGCACCGGCACCGCTTTCGACCAGCGGCAGCGCGGTGGCCGGGGCCCGCACATTGTTATCGACGTACTGTTTGGTGGCGGCGCCGAGCGCGGCGCCGGGATCGGCCGCCAGCAGCAGCGCGCCGGTCAGCGTGATCCCACCATCGGACCGCTTGACCGTCAGCGGGGCGTCGATGAAACCCCCGGCATCGGTGTAGCGGTACAGCGCGAAATCGGACCCAGCGTTGCCGCCGCTCTCGGCGGTAACGTCCCCTAAAATCATCGCCCAGCGCGGATTGGCGCCGTTGTAGGCGGCGATCTGATCGGATTGCCCCGACGCGGTCTTCTGCAGCACCAGCGCCGGATTGGTCTTGCCGATCTGCAGATTGCCCGTCATCACATCGCCCGCCTTGGCGACCTTCTCGCTGTCCAGTTCCTGCAGCGCCGCCTGCACGTTGGTCGAGGCGATATTCCCTGCCGGAGTGACCGTGATGCCGGAGGCGGCGCCGCCGCCGCCGCTGGTCACGGCGCTCCACGCGGTGTTCTTGCGGCCGTAGGTCTGACCGTCGGCCGGGGCTTCGCTGATGCCGCCCGCCGGGCCCGCCGGACCCTTGATGTTGGTTTCCGACGTCCAGCTCATGCAGCCGTCCCCCTGAACGCGCCCCATGTCGCGGTTGCCGCGCTCCAGCGCCAGACATCGCCGCTGGTCTCGTCCAGCCACATGTCGCCTTCGATCCTTGTATCCGGCACGGTGCCGGGGGCGCCGGGGCCCGTGTACCAGCGCGAACCCCTTAACCCCGGGTCGCCCTGCACGCCGCGCGGCCCGATCGGCCCCGCCGGACCCACCGGCCCGGTCGAATAGCTCGCGGGCGCCAACGGCCCGTAGATCGCGTAGCCGTAGCCGGTGAGATCGATGCGGCCGCAGGCCAGCATGTCTTGCGGCTGCCCTTGATCGTTGCGGGTATAGACCTCGATGCTGAAGCGGTCGTTCATCACCGAGGCCGGGATCGTGGCGATGCCCGAGGCCCCGGTGACGTCGTTGACGACGATGTCGTAGCCGGAAACGACGTTGGAGGTGAACGGCCGCAGTACCAGTTGCGGATTAAGGTTCGCAATCACCGCGTAGGGCAGGCCGTTGAGGTCCTTGAAATAAAACTGTACGTCGCCCGGCATGCCCGCGGCCTGCGCGAAACCAATCTCGTCCGGCGACGCCGGGTTGACGTAGATCGTTGCGGTGTGCATCCCCGTAGTTATCCCAGGTTGTATCGTCCAAGAACGTCGCTTAACTCAGGTTCGACAAACAAAAAGGTGCTTACCCCCATGAAAACCCTCATCGCTGTCGGCTTGCTGCTGGCCCTCGCTACTTCCGCGCATGGTGCTGAAGTTCGCAACACCGTCCCCGGCTGGGTGCTTAGACTGGACGCCAAACAATACGCGGCGCGCGAAGCCCGCGAAGCGGCCAAAGGCACCTGGTTTCTGCTGTTCGATACCTGGTTCTGCGACGTGCATGACTGCGGGGAAGGGAAGCCGCCGGAAGAGGATTTCGTGCACCGGGACAGCTACGCCACGCAGAAGCGGTGCCTGGCCGCCGGGCGCCGTTTGGTCGCCGACCGGACGACGGCGCCGTACGCGTTCGCTGCGGCCACCAGCAACGCCATCGGGAGAATATCCCCGCGGTGTGTGTGGCATCGCTTGGACTAGCCGCTTCATGGATAATTCCCCGTGAACATGCCATGCGCTTTCTGCCAGTCTCGCTCGGACATCGGATAAGCCCCCGACGCTTCGCCGCCGGCAATCGCGCGCATGAACGGGATCGCAAACGCCGGATCGCGGATCATCTCCGGCGTAATCACCATGCTGCTGGGGTAGCCGGGAATGGTGCTTCTGAGATTTCCGCTCCATTTGGAGATGGCATCTCCCACGGTTTTGCCGACATAGTTCTGGCTCAGGTTCTCGAAATTGGCGGCGGCGCCGGCAACCGGCGTGTCAAAGGTGGCTATCTTGTACTTGCCGCCGAGCAGGTCTTGTTGCCCGGTGGCGCCGTACATGGTGGCGATGTCACCGGGATACTGCGCGCCCGGGTTGTTATTACGAACGGTGGCAAATCCCGCGCCAGCCGGGTTTAACGGCGGCTCGTCGCTGTACTGGTCATAAGGCTGTCGCGCGATTTGCTGGAACGGGCCGTAGCTGTTGGCGGGGCTCTGGAAGTTCGCCATGGCGGCGGAAGGCGCGCTCATGGAGGCCGCCAGCCGGTCTCGCATCGCCGTGTCTCCCCCGAGACGTTCGACGACGGCAGGGGGCGGGGCGGCAGCGGGCGGGGCGGCGCGGCCATTTGGCGGACCGGGAATAGGCGCATTAGTCCAATCGAAGTTGAACGCGGGCGGCCGTGATTGCAGGATCGCCTGCACGCCCCGGCTGCCTTCATCATTCGCCCGGTTGGTGGAGATTTCGCCGTGGCCATAAAATGGCGTATTCGGATAGCGGGTGTTGGCGAACTGCGTCAGCGCAGCCAGCTGGGCGGGCGTCACATTCTTTTCGTTCTTGGCCATGATTTCCATGCCGACGATGCTGCGGTTACTCACCCCCGTTTGTTTGGTTGAGACGCCCGAGCCCGGCATTTCGAGATCCTTGGCGTGGCCGGTGCCGGTGTAGCCGTACTCGTTGGCTGTGTCGTGAATGACGCCGTTGCGGTCCATGATGTATTGCGCCCCGACACCGGGACGCTCGGTCCGCCAGCTGTTGACGATGGCCTCGGGCGAACTGCCGCCGCCGGTATGGTGCACGACGAAAAGCTCCGGCTCCTGGCCGTTGGGCGCGAGCCGCGCGGCCGGGAAGACATCCGCCGGTGGACGCGGCGCATTCGCGCCAGGATAGACCTGGGTGGCCGGGCTCTCGGCGGCATTGGCCTCGGCGGGACGCGCGCGTGGCAGCGGGATATCCCCTGTGGCCGCGTCGCTCGTCGCCGGACCGCCCGCCTCCCTGGCGCTTTCCGCCGTTCGCCCCAGGGGCAGCGGGATGGCGCCGGGCAGCGCCGCGTAGGGATCGGCGTTTGCCTCGGCCGGGCGCGCCACCGGCAGCGGCACCCGCTCGGTCGGGGCTTCGGCAGGCGGCACCGCAGGCGGCGGAATTTTCGGCGTTTCCGCCGTGGCGGGGCCGCCGCCCTTCGCCATGACTTCGGCGAGCCGGGCCCGGGCCTGCTCGCCCAGATCGGCCGCGGTCAGGCCGCCGCCACCCTGAATTTCGCCCCCGGAACGCGGGCTATACGGCGACGTGACGCCGAAATACGGATTATAGGCTTCGGTGACGGGCGGCCCGTTGGTTTTGAACTGGTTGGGCTCCGACGGCGGCTGATAAGTCTGGCCAGTCAGGCCGCCCCAGTCGAGCCCGCCGATCCCCCCAGCCACGCCACCGCTCTGCGGCCCGCTGGTGCCGACGATCGGAGCTGCGCCAGTATCGAACGGACTGCCGCCGATCGCATTGCCCCCGGCGCTGAAGCCTTGGCTCGGGTCATAGCCGACCAGCCGCTGCGCGTCGGGCAAGGTCGGCGCGCGGCCCCATCCGGCGTTGCCGCCGTTGAAGTCAAACGGCGGCTGCGCTTGTGACTTCGGTTGCAGGTTGGCCAACGGATCGGCACTGCTGCCGCCGACGCCCTGGCCGAACAGCGAACCGAAATTGACCGGCGGCTGCTGCGGCTGGGCCGCACGTGCGCCGCCGCTGCCGCCACCAAACAGCCCGGACCAGTCGATGGCGTTGTTGGGGCCCTGGTAGGCGCCGCCGAGGCCGCCCGCGAGGCCGCCGAACATCCCGGCGCCGAAGTCGGCCGCATGGGGCTGCTGCTGCTGCGCGGCCTGGGCGAGGCCGCCCCAGTCGATGCCGCCCGCCCCCGGAAACTGAAAACCGCGCGAACCGGTGTCGAACACGTTGGGCGTGGTCTGGTACGGCGACGCCCCCAGGCTGCCGAGGCCGCCGCCAAAGTCGTAGATGCTGCCGCCGAACCCGCTGGAGCCGCCGCCGCCCTGGAACGGCGAAGCGCCCGTCTCCCAGACGTTAGGTGTGGTCTGATAAGGCGACGCCCCGCCACCCCTGCCATACCCCGGGTCGGTGAAGACGCCGTACGGGCTCATGCCCGCGGCACTGTATTGCGCGCCGAGACCCGAATAATAGTTGGTCTGCTGGCCGAAGCCGCCACCGGACGAATACAGATTGTTGACGACGTTCTGGTTGCCGTAGGTCTCCGGCGCCCACGGCGCCGACACCTGTCCGGCCGACATCGTCCCCGCCCCGGTGCCGCCGCCAAGGAACGGGTTGCCGGAGAAGTTGCCCATGTAGGGAGTGCCGAAAACGTCGCTCATTTATCTACTTCCAGCCTGGCTTCGATCGCCGCAACCCGGTCAAGCAACGACGCGATGCCCGCCGGAGGCTCCAGCGGCGGCAGATCGCTGAAGGCGTCGGTGGCCGGGTCGTAGAGCTTCTGCCCGAAATCAGCCTGCGGATCGCTGCCGGTATAGTCGGTGATTTCCCGCACCAGTTGATTAGCCGGAAACAGCATGGTCACGTCGGTGACGGCGACGCTGACGACGTACCCGGCATAACTGTCATTCCACAACGCCGTGAACTTGACCGTACCGGCGCCAAAATGCGTATCGGCCCTGACGTAGTCGTACCAATCGGCGCCATCGCTCTCCCGCTGCACGAACAGCGCGCCGCTCGGCGCGCCTAGCGGGAACGTGCCCGGCACGTAGACTTGCCAATTACCGTGATCGATAAAGCTCATCAGGCGTACCCCACTGTGTACCAACCGTTCGTATACATCTGCAGGTATCGCCACCGGAACATGACCGGAACGACCCAAGCGGGCCCGGGCTCGATGATGATGTCAAACCCGGTCATGACCGCGCCCGCATACGGTTCTTTCATCGAGCCCGGCCCTCCCATGCTGCCGGTGCCGACGTCCCCTGCGTAGACCAGCCGCACATTCGAGACGAGGTTCGCCCCTGGCGCCACCGCAAAGTCGCGCGTCGTCCAGAACTTGTAGCTGGTGCTGGCGCCGTGCGACGAGCCGCCCATGTAGAAATTGCCGTCAGAGCCCAGCCCGAAATTGGCGGCAAAATATCCGGGGGCGTAGAAACCGATCGCCGCGTTGGCGCCACCCATAATCTGAAGGGTGCCAGCCAGACTGGCGGAAGCGATGTTGCCGCCAACGGCGGTCACGAGCGCGCCGGTCAGCGTGCCGCCTGCCAGCGGCAGCTTGCTGGCCGCCGCGTTGGCAGCCGTGGTGTCAACGTATTGCTTGGTGGCGACGCCGAGCGCCGCCGCCGGGTTGGCCTTGACGGTCAACAGCCCGGTGGCGCGCGAACCGGCCAGCACGTCGCCGATCAGGCTGCCATCGTCATGGTAGTTGATCAATTCGAAATCCGACCCGGCGTCGCTGCCGCCCTCGGCGGTTAAGTTGCCGAGCACGATCTCCCAGCGGTTTTTGTCGGCCTTCTGGCCGAAGATGCTGTTCTTGAAACCCGGTTGGCCGTCCAGGGTAAGCGCCGGGTCGTTCTGCTTGATGACTACGTCGCCGGTCAGCGGCGTGCTGCCATCGAGCGCCAGCTTGGTGTCCGCATAGGCCTTGGTGGCGGCGTCCTGCGGGTTGATCGGATCGGCCAGCGCCGTGATGCGTTTCGAATTGAAGGGAATATTCTGGGTGATGGTGGTCTGGCCGTCCTTGACGATGCACTGGCTCAGACCGCTGGCGAGGTTGTTGTCTTCGTCGTCGTGCCGGTCCGCGCGGATCTTGGTGCCCGCGGTCGCGTCCGCGACCCAGCTGTACAACCGCAGGAAAGTGCCGAAGCCGTCGAACGCCATGGCATCACTCCTTCGCTTTCGGCAGAGCGTACTGCGACACGGGTACCGGTTTAAGCGGTACGGACGCCTCACGCCCGGTGCCTGGCGTCAAATCGTATTTCCCGCCTGTTGCCGCCCCGCTCACCCTGCGCCCGGTGATCTGACTTACCTCCGGATGCTGACTGCGGAATTGCGCCAGCAGATCCCGCAGGGCCGCAGGCCCCAACCCGCCCCGGCCCAGCTCGCGGGGCGCGTTGAGCTGCATGATGTCCTCCACCCGGGCGACGTTGTCGGGAAGAAACCGCATCAGTATCTCGGCCTGTGTCGCCCCCTCCGGATCGAGCGCCTTGTAGTACTTTTCATTGGCCCGGAGCTGGGCGGGCTCGTACACCCCACCTTCCGGGGCCTGCGTCAGCGTGAGTCTGGGAGCCTTGACCGACAAGCCGCCGCCGGACGACGCCAGCGCGACCTTCATCGCGTTGTCGATATCCTCGTCCGTGATATTCACCAGCGGGCTTGCCGTACTGTATGGCATCTCAGCAACCCTTCAGCTTCATCATCGGTTTCGAGCCGCTGGATTTCGGCAGTCCGAACTGCTTCGAGCTTTTGCTCGGCCGTTGCGCCTTCTGCATCGGCTTGGTCTTGGTGTAGCCGTCTTCCTCGGCAACCGCGACCGCGTCAGGCCGTGGAATGCGGGCGTAGTCGGCCTTGACTACCGGCGGGATGTCAGCAGTTGTCTTTGGCATCTCTCATCCCTTTCGATTTCGGCAGCGAATATTGGCTTGATTTCTTTCTCTTGTCGGCTTCGTAGAATTCCTTGCCGACCGGCTGCGGGATATCAACCTTGGCGGCAAACGCGGGTGAGTGCGCTACGGCGCGCATCAGCTTTTCCTGTGCGGGTGATTTCGACGGCATTTTCACTCTCCTAGCTTGCTGCCTGCATACGCCGCGCCGCCGCGCTGCGCGGCCTGTTTCGCCAGCAGCGTGCGCAACGCATCCGGCGGAATAGCCTTGGGCTGCGAGCCGGTGATGCTGCGGATCAGTTCATCGATGTTGGCCGCGCCGCGATTGGCCGCCGCACGGTCCAGCAGAGCTTTCACCGCGCCGCCGCCCGCCGCACCGCCGCCCAGCGCGCTCGGGATGAGACCAACGCCACCGTGCAACCCGAGCGCCCCGGCGCCGACGCCTGCGGCCACCCGCAATGCCGGGCTGCCCGCCACTGCGCCGAGATTGCGATAGGTGTTCTGCAGTTTGTCGCCGCTCACGATCTTGGCCAGCAGATCGCGCTGGGCAGCATCATACGGGCTGTACGCTCCCGGTTTTTCGGTCTTCTCCAAAATCGGACGAAAGGCCGCGCGATTGGCTTCGTCGGGATTGACGCCGGACTTGGACAGCGCCTTGCGTTCGGCCTTGCCCGCCGTATAGCCGACATCGTCAGCCAGCATGGCCGATTTCCAGAGTTTCTTGGCTTCGGTGTGGACGGCGGCGACATCGACCCCGGCCGGATTGATGGCGGGCTTGTTGTTCAGCACCAGATCATCGATCTGGCCGATGATTTCCCCGGCCGCACGGCGGGTCGAAGGGTCCGGACCCCGGGCCTGTTCGGCGAGCGCGGATCGAATGTTGTTCAGCTCGGTGAATTTGGCACCCTGCGGCTGCGCCGCGAGCGTGCCCAGCTGATCGACATAGCCTTTCAGCGTCGGGTTGGCGTGCGGATTGTACTTGTTGTTGGCGATCAGATCATCGAGGCCCTGCTTCAGCGCTTTGGTCTGCGGCTGGGCATAGGCGATGCCGTTCTGATCGAGGGTCTCGAACAGTGGCTTGGCGGCGGCTTTCAGCTCTTCCGGGGTGGCGCCCTGGTTGGCCTTGCGGACGGCTTCCTCCGCCCCTTTCACCCCGGGGATAAATTTGGCTGCGCCGCCAACCACGGCCGACGTGCCCGCGCCGAGCACGCCGCCAATCGTCGCGCCCTGGGTGGCGCTCCCCACGTCTTCCGCGTTCCTGGCGGCACCCTCGATGGCGCCGGTGGTGGCGCCCTGCGCGATGATCCGGCTGAGCAATTCCCGGCCGCCCTTAACCGCACCTTTACCGGCCTGCGCGATCTTGCCCACCGGTGGTGCGGCGAGACCGCCCGCGACATCGGTCACGATGCCGAGCGCACCCGGCGTGTTCTCTTCGCCTTTCTTGAAGTAGTCTTCCGCCGCACCCACCCCCGCGCGATAACGCTCGCCCGCGGTAGTACCCGGATCGAACACGCCGGTGACGGCACGCGCCGCCCCGCTCAGCGGCCGCGACAGCCCGAGCGTCGCGGCGTCGATGAACCGTTCGCCGTAGCCCGGCTCGCCGCGGCTCATGATTTCACCGCCGTACTTGGCGCGCAGCGCCTTCTCGCGGTCCGCCGCCGTCGCGTCGAGCTTGAAACCGGCAGGCAGATCCGCGGCGGGCTCGTCCAGGGTGAAACCGGCAGGGAGATCGCTCGCCATCACACCGGCCCCCATTTGCCGCCGCGGCGAACGATCTTCTTGCCGTCCGGGCTGGTGGCGGTGCGGCCTTCCAGCGGGTCGGCAGCGCTCGGCGTCGCACCCGCCGCCGGTATTTCAACCTTGACTGGCGCAGTGCCCATGCCTTTCAGCGTCTGCTCGGAGGAGGCCAGATGCGCATCCATCTGGGCCCGCAGGATCTTGAGCGCCTGCACCTTGTTCTCCTTGGGCGCCGACGGATCGTTCACCGTGGTGGTGGCCCAGTCCATGTCCTTGTTCGACGCCGGGCCCTTCAGCGCTTTCAGTTGCGCCACCACTTCCGAACTCATGATCTGGCTGTAGCGCTTGCTGCGCGCGGTGGTCTCCGGATCGGTGCCGGTGATACCCTGTAGTACGCCCGGTACGGACTGCCCATAGGTGGTTTTGGCTCCCGCGCCGCTGCCGTGATAGATGCCCTTGTCCAACAGATCGGCGGCTTCCGCCAGCTTGGCCGCGGTGGTTTGCAGGTTGATGTTTTCGTCCCGCGCCTGGCCCAGCGCGGCCTGGTCGGCCGGGCTCGGCTGGGTTTTCTTCCTGATCTCGGCCTGGATTTCCTCTTCGGTCGGCTTGCGGCCAACGTCGGCGGTGAGCTTGCCGATATCGCTTTGCGGATGCGCCTGCGAGAGCCGGTCCTGCTCGGCCAGATAGGCCTGATCCGTCTGCGCCTTCGCTGCCGCCGCTTCCTTGCGGGCGGCAAGTTCTTCAGCCCCCTGCCGCGCCGAAAACGCCTGCTGGGCATACAGCTTGCCGAGTTCTGGATCGGCGGTGGTAATTCCCGCCTGCTGCTGCGGAGTCGGGCCCTCGGGCCCTACCCCACTTATGATGTTGGCGAGATCTTGGCGGCGCTGTCCTGCCGCTTGATCCGCCCGCTTGGTGGCGAACGCATCCGCTACGGTGTTGGCGAGATATCCAGCGCCCTGCCAGGGGCTCGGCAGGCTGGTCGGCATCTCCTGCTTGGCCTGCGTCGCCGCCAGCGCCTGCGCCCGGGCCTCTAGAGCCTTGATGCTCATGGCGCGGGACGGGTCGCTGGAACCGAGGGTGGTGGATGCAAAGATCGCCATGTCAGACCAGCCTCCCAGAGTTCAGCCGCTGCATCGCCAACGCCAGTTGCTGACGCTGATTGTCCGCCACCCGGGGGTCGACCATCGGCACCACTTGCGCCGGAGGTGGCGTCGGCGCGACCGGAACCGGGCTGATGGGCGCGGTGGCGGTGGGGTTCCTGGCCAGGCCCGTGGCCGCGGTGGCCTGCCCAAGGCCTTTGATAGCCTCATCCAGGCCCGTAGCCGCGTTGCCCTTCGGATCCTTCAGCTTGTCGAGCCAATCGCCTGGTGAGGCTCCTGAAGCCGTCTGCGGGGTATTTGGCGCGACGGTCGGGGTAATGGTCGAGATATCAGTACCCTTCACCTTGTCACTGGTGTCCGTGGGGGCTGGTTCCGTTTCCGCCACAGCCGCACTCGCCCCGCCACCGCCGATCCCATCCCATTTGCCGACCCCGACCTTGGCTGCGCCGTACCACGGGCCCCAGCCCCCCTTGGCCGCTTCGCGCAGGGCGTAATCAATCGTGGCCTTCTCGTTCGCCGGATCGAGCGGGTCGAGCCCGGTCTCCTTCTTGAACTTGTTGCCGAGCCCGCCGCCGGTGTAGAGCTGAAACGCGCCGCCCGACTTGCCGCCGTCGCCAGAGAAGTCGCGCAGGCCCTCGGACTTCGCCACCTTGAGCGCGATTTCCGGATCGACCCCGTGTTTCCGGGCGGTCTCGCGAATATACCCCGCCAAGCCGCGCGGATCGTCCCGGCTGGGCTTGCCCGCCATCTCATCTGGTTTCGGCAGCGCGTATTGCCGGGCCACATCATCCTCCTTACGACCAGACGCCGCCGCGCAGCGACATCACGCTCGGGCCGTCCGTCGGACTGCCGCTGGACGCCGCCGCTGGCGACCACGACCCGCCCGGCCGCGCGGCGCCGAATTGCCCATTGCCGCCGCCGCTGCTTACTTGCGACTGCAACGCTGCCAGCTGTTGCCGCAGGCTGTCGATATCGCTCGGAGCGACCTGGCCTTGCGGCGACTTGTACTGGAACATCTCGGAGGTCAGGCCCCGGGCCGAGGGCGCCGGACCCTGACCCGCAGGCGGGATATCCGGCAGGAAGTTCTGAAACTTGCCGTAGTTCTGCGGATTGTCGTTCGACGCTCCCTGCCCGGCGATCGGAATGCCCGGCATCGGTACGCCGCCCTGCGACAGAAACATCGGGTTGGCGCTGCCGCCACTAGAGCCCATGACGCTCTCCACCCTTCGCTGGCGGGCCCTCGATGGTTTCGATCAAAGCCTCTTCCACCGAAAACCCGCGCACGTTCTCGCAATCCTCGCGCGCGGCCGATGCTGCAAGCCCAGTCATGCCGCACAACCGGCAAGTGCCGATAAAAGGCCCGCCTTTGGGTGATGTCCGTTCAACATGGTGTTTCATTGGCTGCTTTCTCCTGCGTTCACAGCATCCCGACGCCGAGCTTGGCCAGGCCGCCGCCGAGGCCGAAGATGCCCGCGTTGGTCGCCGCCGCTGCCTGCGACTGGTTCTGGAAATTGCTCTGGATGTACTGCCCGATATTCGACGGCGCGACCGGCGAGCCCTGAAACGCCTGGAACTGCGGAACGGTGGCCTGCGAGCCCGACATCAGCGCGGTGATCTCGTTGATCGGCTGGCTGCGGGTCTGGTACGCCTCCTGCATCTGGGCGCCGCGCAGATTGTTCAAATACGAGTTGGCCGACTGCTGCATGTTGAAGCGCTGGGTGCCAACGTCGTTGTAGGCGGCTTGCGCCGCGCGGCTTTCACTTCCTGACGCCAGATAGGCTTGCCGCGCCGCCTCCGCCCGGCTGTCGTCGCGGGTCATCTGATACTGACTGTAGCCCTGGCTGCCGGGCGCCAGTCCCCGGTTGGCGAGACTGGTTTCCTGCGACTGCTCCTGCGGCGCGACGCTGCGGTTGTAGCTGTCCATCATCGCTTTTTCGATGCCCGCACGATCCGTCGTGCCGGTATCCTGCCGCAGATCCTGTTGCGGCAGGCTGGTCTGCCACGGCGTCCACTGACTGGGATCGACCGGCTTGTTGAGCGCGTCGCGCAGATTGGCGGACTGCTCTACCGCCGTGGTGCCGAGGTTGTATTTGCCCTGTGTTTCTAGCCCGAGCAGCTTCTGCTGGTCCGGCGCCAGCGACGTAGTTTTTGTCCACTGCGGCGCGTAACCGGTGACCTGGCCGTTGGTGTAGATCGGGGTTTGCCCGGTCTGGTTGTAGCTGACCGAGCCGTAGGGATTGACCTCGTTGGCGTTGCTGGAAGCACCGCTGAACTGGCTGGCAAACGAGTTCTGCGCGTTCTGGGCGCCAGCGGTGGCGTAGGGATCGGGGGCGTTGGGCTGCGAGACCATCAGTGCACTCCCTCATAAACATAGCTGGGGAGAACCGGTACGGTGCGCGGCGTCACGTCCGCGTCATAGCCTGGCAGGTAGCGGCATTCTTCTTTCAGCATGCCGTACACAAGGGTGTCCCGGATACCTTCGAGCCCGAGCGGATGATGACCTTCGAACTGAAAGCCGAGCCGCTGCACCTGCCGCAACGCGCGATGGTTATCCGGCTCGACCTCGGCGGTGAGCCGTTTGGCTTGGCTGAAAAGGGCGGTGAAAATCGCTCGCAGTGCCCGGCGTGAGAGACAGCGCGGATCGAGTACCAAAACCGTAATCTTGCCTTCGAACCACGTCTGAAATTCGACGGCAAGAACGCCGGTGATATAGCCTCTTTCGTTGCGGCTCCACGCCGAGAACCACCGCGGAGCCTTGAAACTACAGTGCGAAAAATCCACGTGCAAGTGCTGCGTCAGCATCGCCTGCGCATCGGAAGGAAGATCGCCGAACAATACTTTCACGTCATGACCCTGCTCTGTTGTCGGCCTGAATTGAATAGACAACCTGATCGTTGCCCTCCTGGACGGCGACATCCGGAACACCGGTGGTCAGCACGATGACCGAATTGGTCGGGTTGGCGGACGTGGCGTAGACCCGCTCGATGTGGAGCGGGTTGAGATAAACCAGACCGCCACCGGTCAGCAGATGCACCTTGATCACATCAGGCCTCCCTCCTCGTAGATCACGTCAGCGCCAGTCAGCGCGAACGTGGTGCCCTTGAGGCTGGCTCTGATACGCGGCGCCCCGACCCGCCCGAGACCGACGACGCCCTGCCAGGTCTGCCGGGGCGCCGCATCGATCGCCCAGGACGCGGTGTCCCAACTGCTCGTGTTCCAAGTCGCCGCTACGCCTGCGACCGCCGTCGCGGGCATGTTGGTCGGCGGCAAGTTCTCGTAATCCACTTCGATATCGATGAACGGCGTCGGCACGCTATCCGACACCATGTAGAGCCGCACCAGCTTGAACTGCTTCTTGTTGACGCTCTTGAAGCTCGACCAGGCGAACCGGACATCGACGTTGATGGCGGTGCCGTTGTCGTCGAGGTACTCGCGGCCGGTCTGGTAAATCTTGCCGGTCTCGGTGCTGAAATAGGCGTGGTTGCCGAGCCAGGCCCAGCACCGCGCCGGGATGTCGCTCCATTTCGACCAGATCGCGTTCGGCATGAACCGCACCAGCTGCTGATAGGTGCCGCTGCCGGTCGGCATGTTGCAGATCGCGTGATTGGTCTGGCTGTTGATGATGACGCTCCAGCCGTAGGCGTCGCGGAACGTCTTCGAGACGTCGATGAACTCCTGCATGATGTTCTGGTCGGACGTGCCGAGATTGTCCTCTTCGGCTTTCAGCAGCGTGGACATCGGCACCAGACCGGTCGAAATCAGAACGTACAGCTCGCCGCCGTAATTGACGGTGCAGCCCGCCCCCATCGGACTATCAAACCGGTAGACGCCGACCAGCTTGAAATCGGTGGTGGGATCGCTGCCGGAATAGATCGCGGCTTCGCCATTCGAGGTGAAGATCACCAGCATGTTCTGCATCCCGGCACCGCCGTCCAAGGTCCACGTCATCAGCGACCGGATGGTGCCGCCGCGGCGGAAATACGCATTGAGCGGCAGGATGTTTAAGGAAATGCTGCCGCTGACTTCCTGCAGCCCGCCGTAATACACCGCGAGCGTCTGGCTGTCGGCGAACCACAGCCGGTTCATGTGCGCCAGCACCTTGTCAAAGATGCTGAAGTTGATGGCGCGAAGCTCGGGACTTCGACCTTGCGCGAGCAGAACTTCGACCTGATGGAAACCGGCCGGGTCGGCTTCCCAGGTGTTGCTCCCGCTGGCTTCCCGGCTGCTCGGCAGCGAACCGTTGCTGCCATCCCAGGCGATGATGCCGTCATGGCCGTTGACCATGACGGTAAACTTTGCATCCGATAGATTAGCGACCGAGGTCCACTGCCACTGATCGCCGCCATAGACCCGGGTGCCGATCCGGGTGCCAGTGGCGTTGAACAGCCCATCGCCCGCGCCGACGATGAACTTCTGACCGGTGCCGTAGAACGGGATCATCGAGGAGATCACCCGGCCGTCGGCAATGGCACCGACCTGGACATAGCCCGGCCGCAGCGAAATCCGGTCCTGCTCGACAATCCAATTCGTAAGAATGGACGCCAGCAGCGGGTCCGCCTCGTTGAGCTGGGCATAGCGGCTGAGACCCTTCAGCGGCACGCTGACATGCGTCACGTGACTGCTCGACCGCCGCTTGCTGCGGGTCATGGTGCCGTGCCGGTCTTTTATCTTCAGAAACTCGGTCGGCATCATTCGCATTATTGCACGCGCCCCGGATCGACGTTGAGATCGATCACCGGCGCGTTGCGCGCGGCGAGCTTGTTGAGGCGGACAATGAAGTCGCGCTGCTCCTCGCCATATTCGAGCCCCTTGGCTTTCAGGAAACGGTATTTGAGCCCGTTGACCGCCAGCCGCGGGTCAAACAGCACGATGTCGGTGTCCTGGGTCGGCCGCGCTTTGCGCACCAGATTGCCCGCGTCGTACAGCCAGTTGCCGTCGCCCAGCGCATCGCGGTACGGCGGATCCAGCAGCAACTCATCCGCCACGTTCTGCATCAAAGCCGTCATCTGCGCGATATCCTGATCCTGGCTGCCGACCGCCTGCAGCACCGGAATTTGCGAGGTGCCCAACTCCAGCGAAACGTCGGACACCACTTGCAGGATGGTCGACAGCCGCGGCATCAGGCCACCGCTTTCAGTCTGAGCGTTTCAATCATGGTCTTCTGCGCCGCGATGGTGGCGGCGGCATCTCCAAGCTGCTCCTTCATCGCCTCGATCTGGCCTTGCAGATTGGTCACCAGCTCTTCGTACTGACCAGCCTTCGACTGCAGTTCGATCATCCGCACGGCGCGGTCGGCGATCTCGATGATGTCGGGCGGGATGGTCTTGACCGCCTCGGCACGGCGCCGCTTGCTGACCAGCTGCGCCAGCTGTTCGACGGTATGGATGTCGCGCACCGCGCACATCTGAAAGATGTGCGGCGGACAAGCGGGCCACAGCGCCAAGGGGTAGCCGACGATTTCTTTGCGGGCGTCACAGGTCTTTTGATACAGCTCATAAGGCCCGGGATGGTCGGTAATATCCGCTGCTTCGGCTTCCCGTTCCACCGAGAGATACGGCGGCCGGTCCAGCCGCACCCGAACGGTCTCGCGGTAGCACGGCAACCCATCGGGGCCGTTGCCGTCGCGCTGCCAGCCAGAGTAAAAACGCACCAGTGCCGGGGTATCGGTGTCAGACATCTTGACTCCATTAGGGAGCTACGGGAAAACGGCGGCCGTGCTCCCCGCAAACCGGCCGCCGTTATACCGGGCTCAAGTTCCGGTTGCGGTGAGCCTGCCCTGCATCGCACGGTTGGACAGCGTCAGCGCGCCCATGAAGGCGAGATGACGGGTCACGGCATCCATATCCGGCGATTGATCGGGCAAATCGAGGCTTTCGAAATTCCGGCCCGAATAGATCTCGAACTTCATGTATTTGGTGTTGAGGTAGTAAGCGCCGGTCAGGCCGGTGGCGACACCATCGAACACCAGCGGCGCGGTCTTGTATTTCAGCGTCTCGAAACCGAGCGCCCCGAGCTTGGCGTCGGCGTAACGCTGGTTCTCCTGCAAGCCGCTCTCATAGGTGGAATAGATTTCACCGTCGGCGACGATCAAGTCAGGTTTCTCGGCGCCGCGGATCAGCTTCATCCAGAGCGCAGCCATGCCCGCCTTCAACGCCGGATACTGCAGCCCGGTGGCGCGGGCGACGCTCTGAAACTGGTTCTTCCAGAATGTCCAGGTTGAGGCGTCAATGCCGCCGACGATGCCGAGGCCGTCCACCGTGACGAACGCCTTGAGGCCCGCGAAGGATTTCGCCACCGTGCCGTCGCCGTAGACCGCCTTGGTGATGTTGTTCTTCATGGTGGCCTGGGCGTTCTCGAGCTTGCCCTCCAGCAAATTGAGGATGCGCTCCTTGGAACGGTTCTTGGCCAGATCGGCACCCGCCAGCGTCACCGAGGCGACGGCGTTGGCCGGGGAGTAGGTCGCCTCGGAAATCGTATCCTTGGTGGCGCGGGACAGCATGTCGGTCCCGGCGTACCAAAGAAAGGTTTCTTCGGCGTAGATCAGCGGACAGCCGATCGCACGGCCGCCTTCGATGACGCGAACGCGGTTGCCTTCCCGCAACAGCGCGGTGACGGCGTTACTGTTGGAAACATTGTCGGCAAACTGCTTGTGATAATTCTCGATGGTGGTGGCGACGAGCATGCTGACTGTCGGGTCGGCCATATGGCGCTCCTATAAGGTTAATACCCGATCTGCTCGGCCGCCTGCTCAATGGTGTCCCGCAACGATCCCCGCGAAGGCCCGTTAACGCCAGGCGGCTTGACCGCAGGGCTGGTAAGCCCCCGGGCGTTGCCGCGCTGCGCGATCTTGGCTTTCTCGACGTCCTGCCGCGATTGCTGGCGATACTGTTCGGCTGCCAGTAATTGCTTCCGGACCTCAGGATGAGACCAGCACGCCGCGTCGTAGGCTTCGGCGAGGCTGCGCTGCGGATTGGCCTTGAAAAGGTCGAGCAGGATCGGCAGCACGGCGTTGAAGTGCGGCCGCAACGGGGTGCCGTCGGCCGCTTTCTCGTCCGCGAACTGATCGATGTTCGCCCTCGCATGGGCTTCCCCGGCTTGCGCGCGGGCCTGGTTTTCCTGGGCCCAGCGCTGTTGCATCTCATTCTTGAGCGCGTTCAGTTCACCCGTGGTCTGACCGAGACGATCCGCGAAGAATTTGACCGCCGGGTCCTTCAGTTCTGCTTCCGACAGACCTTCCGGCAACGGCGATTTGTTGAGGGCGGAGAAGATGCGCGCTGGGTCCAGCCCCATCCGCTCGGTCAGGTCTACCAGCAGGTTGAACCGGTCCTGCAGGTTCGGGGAGGTGGCCCGGACGTGAAAGCCCGCCCATTCCTGGACCGCTTGCGTCGGGTTGAGGCCCGCCTGCTGCAACGACGACTGGATCCGCCGATCGGTAAACACTGGCGCGAGCGACTGCGTAAACTGGACTGCTCCCGCACTCGCCTGAGACTTGCGCGTGAACTCGGCTTCCATTTCGCCGTGCCGCCTGAGAAGGAAGGCCTGTCCTTCTGCAGGAAGTTTGGCGAAGACCGCCTTGTCTTCGGCGCTCCAGTGCTCGGGGACCTGATTGCTTCTCGGCGCTTGCGCGGCGGCTGGATCAGGGACTGTCGCACGGGTCTCGGAAACGGTTGGCTTCAGGGCTGGATCGGCAACGGGGGGTTGCGCGATTGCTTCGCCTGGCTGGGCCGATTTCGCAACCCAACGGCCGCTTTTATCGCGCGGTCTGTCGTCCGACGCAAGGGGCTCGGCGAGCTCCGAGGGTTCGGAGAGCTCCGGAGCCACCTCTTCCGCGCCGCGCTCCAGATCGTCATAAGCCTGTTCGGCGATCTCTCTCAGGCTCGGTTGGGACGGACCGGCACCGTTGTTGGTATCTGACATCTCTGGCTTTCTTGAAAGCTGCGGGAGTATCCCGGGGATCGTAGCTATCGGAATGGTGGAGATCGCGCTCGCGCTGGCGGCTGGACGAAATCACGGCGTCGTCGATCGGGCTCGGATAGCTCTCGAACGACTGCACGGCCGGAGCAGGCAGCTCCGAAACGGCGTGTTGCGGCCTGGCCGGGCGGTAGCGTTTTTCGATCAGTCGTCCATCATAGAATACGTAAGTCGGCATGACCCTCTAATCCGGGTAATGATCCAGTATCGCTGCGGTGGCCCACATCAGAACCTCTTCGAGCTTGGTGAACGCCATCGCCATGCGGCGGTCACCCGGCCGCGAGCCCATCGTGCTGCCGGAAAGCTCGTGCAGGATCTGGCGAACGATGCCCTCGGCGTCCCGGAGCCGGGCCAACCGCGCCAGCACCACCGGCTGCAGCAATTCGCCGGTCAAGGGATCGACGGGGACCCCCAGACCGGGAAGACGCATCTGTTCGTTGGGACGGAAACCGCCGCTCATGATGCCTCACGTGTAGATGAAATTATCCGCCGCACCCGCGGCCGGGCTGACGCCTCTCGGCGTCGTCACCTGCACGTCGACGGTGCCGGTGGCATGCGCCGGAGCGGTCGCCGTGACCGTCGTCGCATTGACGACCGTGACGGCGGTTGCTGCGGTGCCGCCGAACGTCACCGCGGTGGCACCGGTCAGGTTCCACCCCGAGATGGTGACGGCGGTGCCGCCCGCCGCCAGACCGGTGTTCGGACTGACCCGCGTCACGACCGGCGGCGAGGTGGCGTCCGGGTAGGGCGCTTTCGGCGTGATGGTGCCGGTACGGCCGGTCTGGCCCGCATAGGCGCCATAGTCGATGCCGATATCGACGCCCGGCGTAAGCGGCGGCACCATCGCCGCCCCTTTGGCGGTCTGGGTGCGGATCGGGTAGGGCGTCACCGTGCCAGTTCGCGTCACCACCGCTTCGCTGCGGGCCGAGATGTCGACGTCGTTGCCGGTGACGCCCATCGACCAGTCGCCTGGCGTACCATAGCGCGGCCGGTCGATGTTCGGGTCAGCAGGCGCCAACATCGCCACCGTGATCGGCAGCGGATAGCGCACCATGGTCATCGGCGTCGCCCAGCGGGTGCGGCAGGTGCCACCGACGGCGTCGGGTGGGTATCGGGCGGCGTGACGATGCCGACGATGATCCAGCCGGTCTCCTGGGTCCAGCCCGTCTTCCACTCGATCGGACTCGGCGAACCGCCGCCCTCCGGGGGCGGAATATCCGGCGGCAGATCCGGCGGCAGCACGATCGGATGCTCCGGTTTCGGCTGCGGCGCCGGGCCGCCGATGTCCGGATACAGCGGCGGTCCGCCCCAGATCCCGAGCGGCGGCTGCGAACCTTCCGGCGGGAAATAGATCGGGTGGGTCGGCTGCGGCGGCTGGCCGCCACCCGGCTGCGGCGGCTGCGGACCGGCGATCGGGTGGCTCGGCCACGGGCCTCCGGCGATCGGGTGCGCCGGATAGACCGGGGGCTGGCCGCCGGGACCTCCGGGACCTCCGGGACCTCCGGGGCTGCCGGGACCGCCGGGGCCGCCGATGTTGCCGATCGGGGTAATCATCGCCAGAAATGGTTGCATGTCGCAAGCTCCTGTGGGGTTCGGGTTTAACATTATCGGACCGGAGGTCTGCTGGGCGGCGGCGGCGGAGGCGGCGGGGGCGCAGGCCGGTTGGCGGCGACGCCCGTGCGAACGTTGGGATCGCCGGGCTTGAGGACGGATTTGTCGGTGACGCCCTTGATGCCTTGGCCCTGGGTGACGGTCTCGACCGGCGGCGGCGGATCACCATCCGGGTAAGGGGTCCGGGGACCGATGCCCAGCTCCTCGATGGTCACAGCCGGGCCTGGCGAGAGTTCGGCAGGCGAGGCCGGTCCGACACCCGGGACAGCACCAGCCTGATCGCTCTCCTGCGCCGTCATCAGGTCTTCCGGCGGGATGTTGAAGCTCTCGGCCGCGGAGCGCTGAACGGGGGGCCGCTCGGGGGAGAGGGTCCTGTTGGCCGGGTGATCGGGATCCTGGTTCGGGTTGTCATGGGATCGCTGCGGCGTGGCGGGACGCGGGGGTGAGGCCGGGGGCGTGTGGGGCGGGGTTCGGGGGTCGGTCATCGGGGCTTCCCTTTCGGTTTGTTACGGGCTGGACGGCCGGGTGACGGGCTGCGGCGGGGGGCCTGGACGCGGCGGACCCCCTGGTGGAAGGCCCTGGCCGGGTTGCGGCGGGTGTTGGCCATTGGCGCCTCTTGGCGGCAGGGGTGGCGATGGCGGGGCACCGGGCGGCGGGGCGGGCGGGCGCATGCTGACGCCCATCGGGTCGGCTTTCATGAAGTTGGTGAGCAACTCCTGATAGCCGTTGATGAGGTCAATCACGCCACGGGAATGGCGCACCGGATGCAGCATCATCTTGACCATTTCTAACGTGAGTTGAATGATCATCGGCGGCGGCAGCAGGCCGGTCTGCAGCATGCCTTGCGCCGCGGTCATCACCGCGCCGATCACCTGCATGGTCTGGGCGTTGCTTTCCTTCTCGGTGGTCTCGTCGATCTCGACCGTGCTATCGGTTTCGATATCGATGGCGCAGACCCGTGTGAAGTCACTACGAAGTATCGACATCACCTGCGGCGTGACGTTCTCGCCGGTCATTTTAGTGAGGGTTTCGGCGTCAAAATTCTTGGCAATGATGTCGCCTTTCATCCGCATCATGTCGCGGACGAAATTGGCCACCGCGGTCTTGACGCCCTGCATCCGGCCGGTGCCCATGGTGCCCTTGATGCGCTGGGCGGTGGCGGTTTCATAGGGGTTGGAAGCGCCTCTAACGATATCCGACAAGCCGATGATTTCGTAGATCGCCTGCTTCTGCTGATCGCGGCTGGCGTAGAGTTCTTTTAAGGCGTTGACCCATTCGAGAATGGGGACGAGCCAGATATGGTTCTGCAATCCACCCGACATCAGGTCGACGCCATCGACCGGCAGCAGCTTGCCGTCGTCGGCGGTCAACAGGCTGGCGATGTCCTTGTTAGCGGCGTTGTAGCCGCCGCGGACTTTGATCTTGTTGGTGAGATCGGAGATGCGCCGCGAGGTGTCGTCGAGATCCGCGGCCAAGGCAGCGTAGAGATCGTAGAACGCCTTCGGGATCATGCTGTCGGTGGTGACGACGGCGTAGATCGGCTTGGGAATGGGATAGAAGCCCTGCAACCCAAGGGCGTCCGGATCCACCCGCAGGGCGATGCCGCCGCTCTCCCTGATCAACCAGATAATTTCTTTGGTGGATCTATTCCAGACCTCCCAGACCATGGCTTTCCTGATCACGGCATCGAGACGGCCCGCCGTCTTGGGTGATGCTCCGCCGCCGATCGGGGATTTGGCGGCGGTCTCCTCGGTCCACTTGAAGAGGTCAGAGATTTTATTTTGGGCCTGCAGCGCTTTCAGTTGCGGGCTGTCGTCGAACTCCTGCAACAAAGACTGTTGATCGAACAGATGCCGGAACGCGATCCAGCTGACATCCGAATGCTGCCGCACCGGATCCATCAACAGGTCTTCCCAGAACACGTACTCGTCATCGACGGTCTCCCAGATCTTGGTCTCCCGGGTCTGCGGCTCGCCGGTCACCGGATGCGCCAATTGGCCGCCCATCACGGGGTCGTCGACCGGGACCGGCTTGATGACCGGCTTCCAGCGCACCCGGCAGACGCCTCTGCCTGGAAGCAGCATATCCCGCACCGCGGATTTCACCGCCTCGTGAGAGGCCTCATCGGAGACGACAATTTCTAAGGCCTTCTCCATCACCGCCGCGGCGGTCTCGATGTCGTTCTGTTCCGGCAGCCCTGATGGCGTCGGGGCCGGAAGCGCGGGGCCAAGGCCGGGGGGTGGGGGCGCGGGAGGTGGAGGCCCGCCGCCGGGGGGCTGGGGCGTTAGCTGCGGCGGCGGACCCCCGATCCCTCCGCCTTGGGCTCCCGCATCCCCCGGCAGCGGGGAAGGCGATCCGCTCACCGCCGGAGGCGGCGGGGGTGCAGGAGACGGAGGCGCGGGCGCCGGACCTGGGCCTGGAAGGCCTTGCGGAGGCCCAGGAGGGGCTTGCGGGCCGGGCGGGCCTGGAGGACCCATTCCCGGCGGAAGCGCACCCAGCGGGCCCGGAGGCCCGCCAGGCGGCATACCGCCGGGCGGCGGCATACCGGGGGGCATGCCAGGCGGCATTCCGGGAGGGGGAGGCGGCACGGGCTGGATCGGGTCGGCGGTCTTCTTGATGAAGCGGCTTCTGACGACCGGATCCGGCGGCTTCGAATAGGCCGCGGGCAGCATCACCTCGGTGTTGGCATAGAGGATGTTGAAGGCCGAGGCTAAGTCCTGCCTGGAGCCGTAGACGGTGGCGGCGTTGTACTTGCCCGCACGGGGGCGGGTGATGGGAATGTCGCCGCGGTAGATCTGGACGATGTCGCGGCCCCGGGTGCGCCAGTCCTTTTCGGCCCGCTCGGCATCACTCAAGGCGCGTTCCCACCAGCCGAGATCAACGTCGTCGGTCGAGGTGACATCGGGTTGCGGCACGTCCGGGCGGTCGGCCTCGGGCGAGCGGAGGTCGGCGCCCGGCGGGCGCTCGTCTGCGGCCCCATAGGTGGTCGACGCCATCGGCAGGCCCCGCTAGATCTTGGGGGCGGTATAAGCCCAAACTCACAAGCTATCCAGCCGAAAAGCGTTCCGCACCAGCAAGGGGTTGCGGTCCTCGTCGTCTTCGACCCGGTTGCCGAACGGCCGGGACATGCACGCATAGCGAGTATCATCGACGGCATGGTCCTCGCCCTCGGTATCGAGGTCCTCGGGGCGGTTGCTATCGTGCTGCATCATCGGCAGCGTGCGGATAAGATCCTTGCAATGGTCGACGAAGAACATCATGGGGTCTCCGGCTTCGTCGCCGCGGAGCCGCCAGCGGATCTGATCCCAACCACCCATCCGCTTCGGCGTAGAGACACGCGCGTTATCGGCACGCCGGAAGTACACGCCGTTGCGTGCAAATGTTTCACCAATGCTCGGACCTGACACGACCTGGAAAGCGGAAGGGTCCATGATGCCATACGCGATCGGTTCGCGAAATCCTTTGCCATCGGTTTCTCGCCTGACGACTTCCTTGGCGACGGCATCCGCCGGTAAACGCAGGCCGACGTTGGAGGCCGAGGCACCGTACCACTCGCGGTATCTGACGATCGAATTCTTGGGCAAGCGGCGTTTGTCGTGGATGGTATCGTCCTGGATCACAACCCACCAGCCGATCGAGAAGGGGGTGGCGCTGCCCCAGTCCATGCTGCGGAAGCGGGTCCAGTGCAGCGGCATCCGCAACGGCGGAATGACGTGACGGTTGGGATCGAACTCGGGAAAGAAGGCGCCCTCGATCACGTTCCAGTCGCCCTCCAGCCAGGCTCTGACGAGGGCGGCAGAGCCGGAAGCCCGCAGCCGGTTGATGTAGGCGGGATCATGGTTCAGCAACGCCGGGTTGTCGGAGATTTTTGCCGGGATGAAGATCCGGATCAGGCCGGTCTCGTGGTCTTTCACGGGCTGGTAGGCGCCGTTGTCGATGATCCATTGCTTGACCCAGTGATGTCCCGGGCCGCCGGGGTTGCAGGTGGCTCTAAATTGGCACCGGGCGCCCGAGGTTGTGCGTAAAGTCGCGAACAACCTGAATATCCCGGTGGAGGAAGCGTATTGCGTCAGCTCCTCGACATAGACCCGGGTGAGGCTCCAGCCCTGGTAGTTCATGGCGTCGGCATCGCTTTCGAGATACGCCATGTGAAACACCGCGCCGTTGCGGAAACGGAATTGCTTCTCCTTGTCCTTCCATTCGGCAGCGCTGCCGTACATTTGCCGCGCGACGTCGATGGTGTCCTTGAGATCCTCGCGGCTGCGCCGCAGCATCAGGCCCTTGGCGTGCGGCCCCCAATCCTCGGCATGGCACCAGAACTCGCCGAGGCTCGCGAACGATTTGCCACCTCCGCGAGCACCGCCGTACACCACGATATCGGCCGGGCAGGTCAGGAAATGGTGCTGCGGGCCCGGCTGCGGCTTGAAGCCGGTAATGATCTTCATCCGAACAGAACCCTGGCGCTCGGAATACGAGGCTTCAGCGGCTTCGGCGGCTGCGAAACCTTCGCAGAAGGCTTCGCCAGCTTACGCTTCTTCACCCGTTTTTTAACCGGTACCTGTTTCGTTTTGGCGGGCCGTTTTACTAATGGGGTGGTGCGTGCGCACGCTGCGGGGGTCCCAGTTACCGGCCGAGTTGGGGCCCCGTTTCCGGTTTCCATCCCCCGCGTGGCGCCTGCCAAGCCGTTGCTATCGTTGAACAAATCCAGCTGAGGGCGCGAGCCCTCAGGGCCCGAGTTGACCGCGGTCAACTCGGGAACCGAGCCCTCGACCGCGCCGTCGATAGCCCTGGGTTGGTCCGAAGGCCCGAGCCCTATTGGCGCGGCGGGGGCGCCACGAAACGGCCCTCCAATAGGGAGATCCGTACTAGCGAGATCCGCAGGTTCGGACGGCGCGGGCTCGGGCCCGAACAACTGAGAGCTTGAACCCGACACCACAGGCAGCGACGCCACCCAATCGCTGAGGACCTGTTCGCTCGGCGCGTCCGGATCCCGGGACGGCCTCCGGATCACCTCCAGCGTCGCCTTGTCCGTGACGTGGCCGTACAGCCTCGCGAGGCTGAACGCCGCGTTGTGCGCCGCGCTGTACTCCTCTGCGCTGTGGGCGCCAGCAAACACCCGCTGCAGCATGTCGGTCACCTCTGAGAGCGTGACGACGCCCGTTGTCCGTCTCGCCTCAAGTATCTTATTCGCCCGTTCCTGAATGCGCGGTAAGGCAAACAGTTCTGAAGCTGCAACAGGATTAGGCTTGAACCCGGCTCTAACATAAGCGACGCCAAGGGCGATCCCGTCGCAGACCATACGAACGAAAATCTCTTCCCTCGCGTCCCTCAGATCGACGCCGAGCAACATCACGCCTTTCAGTGATTTGACGTAATGCCGCGGACCCTTTGAAACAAGCGCGGACAAATTCAACACCCTTCAAGATTTTATTTTTATCGTGGGTGTTGACATTCAACACCCTCGCGGCTACATCAAATCCATCGAAACCCAACCCACGGAAAAAAGCAAATGACCAACGAACGCGTTCAAATCCCCGCTTACACCGATCGCTGGATGATGGGCGACCGCTACGGCGAAATCGTCAAGATCACCAAAAGCCGAAAAAACTTCCCACCGCGCGCTCTTGTATCCGCCGATCAACACGGCACCTACATCGAAATCGCTCACGTCAAGTTGGACAAATCCAACAAGGTCCTTCGCTTCATTTTAGCCGATTGCATGCCAGTCTAAAAATTTTTCAAACCAGGGTGTTGACATTCAACACCCTCCCGCGTATTTCATCTCTCGCGGCCGAAACCTCGCCCGCTAACAGCAAACAGAAAGATCTTACCCCATGGCTCACAATATCGATATGACCAACAATCGCGCCAACATCGCCTTCTTAGGTTCCCGCAACGACGTCTGGCACCGCATGGGCCAGGAAATGCTAACCGGCCAGTCCATCGACGCATGGGCCGATGCGGCCGGGCTTGGCTGGTCCGCCGTCAAAGTGCCCGCGCTGGTCGCCCTGAACGGCCCGCAATTCGACCACATCGAAGCGGGCAAACGCATGTTGCCCGCGCCCGATCGCGCCTTCGTGGTGCGCTCGGACAACGCCGGGTTGTTGGGCTACGTCTCCGGCGAAACCGACAGCAGCGGCTACCAAATCGTGCAACCCGCCGACGTGCTGGCGTGGTTCGACAAATACATCGCAGTCGATGATCGTTTCGCCTTAGACGTTTGCGGCTCACTGGACGGCGGCAAGCGGATTTGGGCCACCGCCAAGTACAACGGCGACATCTCGGTGGCCGGTGAGAACCACAGCGCGCGGGTGCTCATGAGCACGACGTTCGACGGATCCGGCGCCACCATCAACCAGTGCAGCATGACGCGCGTGGTGTGTCAGAATACCCTGCGGATCGCCCACGCCGACAGCAAGGCGGCAATCAAGACCCGGCACTCGACCCGGTTCGACGCTGCCAAGGTCGGCAAGGAATTAGCGCAACTGGCTTCTGGCTTCGCCCAATACAAGGCGATTGGCGACGCCATGGCGCAAGTCGAGATGTCAGCACAGCAGATCTCAGAATTCTTCAAAACCGTGCTGGAGATCCCGTTCGACGCCAAGAAAGAAGATATCTCGTCCCGCAAGATGAACCAGTTCAGCGACCTGTCGCGCGCCTATTCAACCAGCGTCCGGGAAGGCGCCGAGAAGAACAGCGTGTGGTCGGCGCTGCAAGCCATCACCCGCTACGCCGACCACGACCGCTCGGTGCAGAAGGGGGATCAGTCCGAAACCGTAGCACGGTTTGCCTCCGCACAGTTCGGCAGCGGCGATCAACTCAAGGGTAAGGCGATGAGCCTGCTGATGCCCCTCGTCAAGGATCGGGTGGCGATCGCCGCCTAAGCAAAAAGCCTGACCCATTAAAACGAGGGTGTTGACATTCAACACCCTCGTTTCTATGCTGGGTCCACTAAGAACCCCGGCCTAAGGAAAAATCAATGCTTACCCTCAACACTCAAATCCCGACCTCCCTGCGCGGCGAAATCCGCGCCCGCGTCAAGGCGCACAAAAGCTGGAAAGCCTTTCTCGACCAGAAAGGCATCCTCTCGGCTTCGGCCAGAAACGCGGACCTGATCGAATTCGCCCTGCAGCACCCAATCCTCAAGGCGCAGATCGAAGCAACGCTGCAAGCCTATACGGCAGCAGCCCCACGCGAGAGTGCAGCAACATTTATGCTGGCGCGAAAGATCGAGAAGCTGCTGCAAGAACACGCCCTTAAGCGGAAAAACCTCAAGCCGCGGATCCGCGTCAAAGCGATCATGCAGGCGCTCTAGGCGCCTGCACCCCGCAAGGCGCCGTTCCAGATGTTCCAGATGTGACCAGATGTTTCCTATAGGCGTAATTACGTCTATACCATGTACCATGCATATGCCAGATGTACCTTATTTACTATATATATTCTATTTATCTGGAACATCTGGAACATCTGGTACAGAGTTGAAACTAAAAAAGATTTTCTGTCCCAGATGCCGTACCAGATGCGTTCCAGATAATCGACCTTGCGCGTACATACCCCCTCGTGGGCTTGCCGTCGATGCGTACGCGTGTTCTTTCCCACCCGAGACGTGTCATAATCTCTGCAATCTTTCTTCCAGATCCGGAAGTGAAGTGTTGGGATCGATATCCGCCAAGATATTCCTGGACGCTCAAATTGGTGATGAATTGCTCCCCATTCACGATTTGAATGCGCTGCGCGCCCGAAATCACCACAGTGCCTGCCGGGATCTCTTCGAGGTTCTCCAGCTCCGCTTCCCAGGTATCGATCGCGCGCCGCTTTTCTTGTTCTTCCCCCGCGATCGTCCACAAAGGCTCGGGCAACATCAGGCTCTCGCCTGCCGTCTCGGCGGCTGCCGCTTCGCCCCATAGCTGCAACCGGTCTCGCCGCAGCTTCTCCAGATCAATCCGCTGCAGGATCTTGCAGGGCCAGAACCGCCGGTTTCCGGTCATCGACAGCAGATAGGCGTCGGCATTGGTGGTGCCGACCTCGATCGACTGCCGTGGTTGATCCACCAGCGCACGCCCATACGCGGGCCGCGCCCGGTCATTGACGCGCGACGCAAACGCCTTGACGTGTTCGACCTCAGCCTTTGACAGCCCGGACAGATCGGCTATTTCGTGGACCCAGATGTTCCCCAGCTCTTCCTGCACAGCACGCGCGTCCTTGCCCAAGATCGGCGCGTCGGAGAAATTCCCCTTCCCCGCCAGCACGGCCCACGCCGAACTTTTATTCCAGCCTTCCGGGCCTTCGACCACCAGGATCTGATCGAACTTGCATCCCGGCCGCCGCGCCCGCCGCACCGCGGCCAATAACGTCTTGCGGAACGCCATCCGCGCAAACGCGGTATCCTCTGAATGAAAATAATCCGGCCCCAGCCGGTCCAGCCGCGACACCCCATCCCAAAACAATTCGGCTTCCGCCAACATCTCACAAACCGGATTGAAGCCGTTTTCCCGCGCCAGCGCGATCACCGCATCCCATACAATGGCGGTGCCGAAATCCTTGCCGTATACCCGCGTCAGCGCCACCCGCAGCATCAGCACCGTGACGTCCGACGGTTGCCCGGTGTAGAGCGCCGAAGGCGCCCCCGCGTGCTGAATATGCATCCGGTGATGGAATTCGTCGTGTGAGCAGGCGATGCCGAGCCCTGTAATCGCCAGCTTGGCGTTGGTCAGCGACCGCAGCACCTCTTTTTTAGCGCCCAGCTCGAATTGGACCTGCCCCCTCCCTGCGGGCACCGCGGGCGGCGCCTCCCCGTCGTCGAATACCAGCGACGCGTCCCACTGCTTGAACCTTTCAGCGCTCGAAGCCTCCGCCCGGGCCCGCAGGCTGCCGCCTGCCGTCCGCAGCCCGGAGGCGCCGAGACTGTCCCATGCCGTCCGCGTCTTGGCGGCGTCATAGCCGTGGCCATCCTTGCCGGGCCATTGCTGCGACCACGCATTGAACGTCTCGAAGCCGTCGGCGTCGTCCCCGCAGAGCGCCTTCAGCCCATGTCCGATGCCGAGCCACTGGTCGCGGTCGAGATCCGGAACATTTGGGATTAACGCCATAAGGCCTTTGAGCGCGTCAACCTTCAGCTGGACGGGCCATGAGGGCTTGGCTCTGCCATTTGCCGGTGCCGGTGCTGGTTGTTGAACGTTCTTCCAGCCCTCTGATGTCAGCGTGTTGGCGGCTTTCAGCTCAACCTGTTTGACCGTGAACCCCTTCATTGGTTGTGCTCCGGCTTGGTGTTCACGCCCATCGGCAGCCGGAACAGGTGCACGGGATCTCGCGTGGCGCGGTCGAACTTCTCCCCAACCTTCGCTTCAACCGCGTCAAAGAACGCGCCCCATCGCTTGATGGGGACAGATTTGGACAATCGATAGGTCCACTGATAATTCGCACGCGACGTCAGGACGATGGCTGTCGGCCGCCCTAGCGCCCGTTCCACCGTTTCTTCCCGGACCTTGGTTCCGACATCGTCGATCACCAGCGCGCGGACTTCCAAAGCCAGCGCCTTCAAGTTTCGTTTCGCATTGGGTGGGAAGGCCGCGATAGACCAGTAACAGTCGAGCGCCGGGTTGAGGGCATCGACCGTCCGGAAGTGCCGCATGACTGGTTCGGGGACGGCGTACCGGTCATAATCCGCGACAATGGCGTGCAGCGCGTAATCCGCCCCAAAAACCGCTTGTAGGAACCGCTTGGTGTCGCTATCGTTAATCATGTTGTAACTTCTTTCTTAGCGGGAAGAGATTTACATCTTCGGTTCCGGCCCCTACGTTACACGCGCGGGGGCCGTTCCTTTATGGCTTCACGGAAGCGTCATACTCTCCCGCTTTGTGGCGCTTTGGCAATTGTACCAGAGGGCTTGTCCACGATGCTGTAGCGCCGCATCCGCTTGCTCTCCCCGGCCAGCGGCAAGCCCCCGGCCCACGGCGCCGGTTCCAGCATCAGGTCCTGCAGGTTATGGAACACCCGCCATGTCGATGGCACCGCATAGACCAGCTCGTCATGCACCGACATGCACGGCACCATCTCCACCCGCTGCCACGCCTGCAGCATCGCTTCGGCCATGATGTCCCGGGCACAGGCCTGCGTCGCGTTCTCCGCCAGCTTGCCGCCCCAGGTCCGCTGTTCCGTCCAGCGTCCGCCGACCTCCGGCCCCCAGTACACGATCGACCCCGTCTCGGGATCCAGCCGCGGTTTGTGGTAGTACAAGACCCGTCCCGACGGCAGCCGCATCTGCAGCGTCCGCCCGGTGCCGACGAACGCCACCCCCGAGCCCCCGGCGGCAAACACCGCGCCCCGGCGCAGCAGCGCCTGCTTCGCCGCGAATTCCATTTCGGCCCAAAACGAAACGATGTGCCGGTTCGCCGTCCGCCAGCCGCCCTTGAACCGTTCGGCCTCCAAAGCTGTCATCCGCACCCCGTAAGATTTCCAGGCCTGTTCCCGCAGCTTCGAAGCCCCCATGCCGAACCCCAGCGCCAGGATCAGAACCTTCCCGAGCTGCCGGTTCGAGGACCCGAACTGTGCTGCCGCCCAGACGTAAACGTCCTCGCCGGAGGCGAACACCGCGAGAACATCCCGCTGTCCGGCCAGCCATGCTAATATTCGGGCTTCGATTTGTGCGAAGTCAAACGACCATAGAACCCGCGTCTCGTCCGTAGCCTTCAGGCAGCCCCGCAGCGACCACGACACGCAATCCAGCACTGGAGCCCCCGCCACCGCATCCAACGCACCAGCGCCCTCGCTAAGGGCGGCGCGGGCCATCCCAGCGAACAGATCGGGCGCGAACCCCGGCGGCACCCGGGGCAGGTTCTGCACCTGCACCCCCCGTCCCGACCAGCGTCCGGTCCGTCCGGCGCCGCAGAATTGGAACTGGCCGCGCAGCGCCCCGGTTCCGGGCTCGCCGATGGCCAGCATGGCTGCCAGCTTGCGGGTGGAGGCCCGCGCCGTCCGCAGCCGGATCTGCAGCACCTCGAACACGTCGGGCGCCAGTTCGTCGCCGAACAGCGCCGTCATTTCCTCGATGGTGGCCCGCTCCGTATTGTCGATCGACAGCCCCTTCGCGGTCAGCCATTTCAGCAGCCGTGCGGTCTGGGTTCCCGGCGACGTCACCGCGCCGCCGGTCAGAACGGCGCACCGCTCGGCGTCCGCCTGCTCGGCGGCCCGGGCGGCGGTCTGCAGCGCCCTCACCCGGTCGACATCGATGCCGAGTTCGCCGTTCGTATTCATCCGGGCGTCGAGTTCCGAAAGCTCCCGTTCCGAAGGCTGCAGCTCCGGAACCGCGGCTGCCACGTCGGCTTCGGCGGCGACGTCGCCCCCGCAGTACCGCGCCAGCCGGGCGTAGTCGGCTGGTTCCCATGGCCGCGCCCCCGGTTTCAGCGGCCGCGCCATCTGCAGCATCAGCCGGTGCCCGGCCATGTCCTTCTGATGCGCCAGCCCGAGTGCCGCTGCCGCGGTTTCCAGCTTGCCCGGCAATCCGTACGAAAGGGCTCGTTGCATGGTGCAGGACAGCGGATGGGCGGGGACGATCTCGAGCCGCGCCAGCACGGCGGTTTCGAACGCGGCATTGAAGGCGTGCCCCTGCACCGCTGGGTCCATCAAGGCCCGCACCAGCTCCGGTGGCAAGGGTGCCCGGGTCATGAAGGACGCGGTGACCGTGTTGCGGCCGTTGAGCTTCCACGCCGCGGCCGTGACCCGGAACGAGGCATGCGCGACATAGCGGTGCACGCCAACCCGGGTCAGGTCGAGGTCGCAATAGGTTTCGAAGTCGAGGTGGAGATCGTGGGTGGGGTGGGGCATGCCGAAACCTTAACC